TACTTAATGATTATAAGCCTGCTATTTCTCCTGTGTTTTTCAAACGTAGCGGAATGTAAATAAATTCTACTGCTTTTACTGGTTCTACAGCAATATCTACATATAGCTCATTTCTATCTATTCTAGCAGGTGTGTTGTTTGTTTCATCACACACTACTAAGAAATCATAAAGTGCTCTAAGTCCAACTAACTCAATCATTAAACTTTCAACTTGCTGTTTGATTTCATCACGTGTGATTTTATCATTTGGTTCAAACAAGTATGGTTTTGCGAGTTGGTTAAGCTGACTACGTAAGTAAACAGTAAGTCTTGCAACGTTTACTCTATCCAAAGCACTTGCAGCTCTTGCACGAGTTTTCTGTCCAAATACAACCAACCCTGCTCCTGTTAAGAATGTAATTGGGTTAACATTGTTTTGATACAGTGTATCTCTTTGACCTTCGTTCAATGCAACACTTACAAACTCGCCTTCGCCGTTTATAAAACCTGTTGCTGTTGCATTGTTTACGCCACCACGTCTAGTACCTGCTGGTGCAAACCAAGGAAATGCAACTTGATCGTTTAGTGCCATTGTACGTAGTACCATATGACTTGGAGGTACAACTACATTGTTACCTGAATTGTCGCTTGTAAAACCACTTGGGTAGTAAACACCTAAGTATTCATCACGTGTCACTAGTCCGTCATCGTTATCTTCTGGTGCTAGTGCTTGGTTAGTTGCCCAATTGTTCAATGATGTTGCATCTGGTGCTAAACGCATTGGTGAGTCACCTACTACAAATGCTGTAAGTCCTCTATCTGCATTCAAGCTAATCATTTCACCAATTAGTTCTGGATAACCTGGTGTTGCAATCAAGTTAAAGATACGTGACTCATCATCTCTGATATCGTCGTTACTGTTAATCATTGATTGTAGTGCTTGTACAACTACTTTACGTTGTGCAATTCTACCAAATGCACCTGAGCCGTCTGCATTGTTAGCTGACTCAGTAACCCATCTGTGTGGATAGTAGTTAGCCATACTAGCTTCACCCATACGCACATTTACACCGCTTATGTCAACGTAATTACGTACAAATTTCTTAACATTGAATCCGCTCTTACGTGTGTTCCACAAAAGCATACCTTTTGGGTATAATGCTGGATCTGGACAATCTGTATCTACAAAGTTACTTGCAATAAGATCTGCAATATCACCTTCTGTATGTGAAGTAGCAGTACCGCCATTTGTGCTCCAACGTGCGTCAGCAAATAGTACACCGTTTTCGGTTGTTTGGTCTGTGTTATCTAACAATACCCATTTGTTACCTGCTAGTGCAGCGTTGTAAACATAGATTTTAGGAAAGTTTTCTAAATCAGCTGTACTGATCCAAATATCACCAGTAACTAAGTTATTTCCATCTGGACGACTTGAATTATCTGGTTCTGATGCACTTACAATTGGTCCTGCTGCACTTGGTGCTAATGAAGGAGTTGCATTGTAAACTGGTGAATCAGCATTTAGATAACCAGTCCACTTTGTACCATCGTGGATCATAATATCAACTTCGTCAATTACGCTGCTATACCATAATGCTCCGTCTGCTGCTAATGCAGTAGGTGCATTTGCACTTGCTGTGTATGACAAGCCTTTCCATAATGATGCAGTGAGTTTTTCTGGATTACTTCCATCTTCACCTGGCTGCCAGTATAGGTTAGCAGTTGTACCTGGTACAAAACCAGCTGCTGTCAATGCGTTATCAGTATCTACTAAGTTTACTTCTCCACCTAGTCTGTGTGAAATAGTAACTCTGTTTTGACTGTCTACAGTTGCTGAAACATTTACTAATCCTAAGTTATTTACTGCTTCTGCCATTAAGTCAGCGTCTGACTCTGCACCTGTTGCTGTAAATGATGCTGTTGCTGGTGTAGTCATTGTTGCATTGCCTTTTAATGACTCACTTACTGTAAATGTTAATGCACCTGCGCTAAATGTAGTTGCTGTAACTTTATTAGAAATTACACTTGTTGCACCTGCACTAGCTCTATAATATACATAGTATGATGCTAATTCTGGTGTGTCGTTTGCAGCGTTATACTTAATGTATACTGCATTAGTTGCTAAATTAGCACCACCGCCTGCATTATCTAGTTTTTGTATAGCAGTTGCATTGTCTGTATAAAGTGGCGAAGCTGATAAATCCCAAGTTTCAGTTGCGCCATTCCATCTGCGTATTTTCCAACTTGCACCTAGATTTGGTTCTGTTGTTTTGATCCACAAGCTACCTGATGGTCTTGGATTACTATCGCCTGACTTATATTCTGGAACGCTTGTGTGTGGTGCAATTGATAATGCAGTGTTGTAATATGTACCTGCTGTAATACCAACATCTGTTAATGGTGTGCCTGTACCATCTGCTAAAACAATAGTGTCTTGGCCTGATCCGTCGTTGTAAATTTCTAATTTATTGTCAACAACCGCAGCAGTAACACCTGCAACACCTGCTCCATTAATATCTGAAGCCATTGTGCTTAATGATGTTCCTGATGTAGTAACAGTGGTACCATTTAGTGTGAATGTTTCACCTGTGCCGGTTGTTCCGCCTGCTGTACTTGTTACTGATGGCCAACTCTTCTTCCAAAGAGCGCTGCCTACTTCTACCCACGCTCCGCTTTTGTTTTTGTAATATGTTTTTAATGTTGTGGTTGTAGCTCTCACAGCATAATCACCAACTACACCAACTGACCCTTTTGGTGCACCTGTTGCTGATCCGCCTACAAGCTGTGTTTTATCAGTAATTACTAATGGTGTTTTATTTGCAAAAGTTTGTCCACCTGTTGTTGTAATTGCTGCTGAATTCCATTCTTGGATACCAAACAATGTTGTTTGTGTATCAAACCACCAAGTACCATCTGCTGGATTTGCAGTGGTTGGCGTTGCACTTGCTGATATGTTTGCTAAGTCTACATCAGCTCTAACAATATATGCTCTGTTGCTTACACCTAAATATGAGTATGCAGCTTGTAAGCCGTATTCGTTTTGCTCTCCACCGTGTATTGGATTATTATTTGAATCTGTGTAGAAAGCTGGATCTCCAAATGTTTCTACTAAATCTCTTTGAGATGTCATCAAAAATACTTTTCCAGCGTTGGCTGCTGTAGTGCCTGGAGCAATACCTGTTCCTGCTCCATTTAGTTTGTCTTGAGCAGTTGCTACAAAGATGATAGGTGTTGTACCTGGTTCAGCTGGAGTGTAGAAACTCTCGTCTATTACGCTAACCTGTACACCTGGTGATGTTAAAGCCATTTTAATTTCTCCTATGGGTCATATTCTTTATTACTATTATTTAGCTGATTTGGTGAATTTTGATGGTTTTAAACAAGTAATCTACGTATTTTTCTATTGACTTTTTTGTTAAACTAGTCTATTATAAAATAAAAAGGAATGCGTATGGCTATTAATTACAAATTTGACGAAAACAAATATATTGAAGAATTTGCAAAATATATTGATTCAACATATGGTCAACATTATGCAAAAGATAAATTTCAAGCAACAGAATTTATTGTAGATGGCGGACACGGAACAGGCTTTTGTATTGGTAATGTATTAAAGTATGCGCAAAGGTATGGTAAAAAAGGTACAGCAGAAGATGCTAGAAAAGATTTAATGAAAGTTTTACATTATGCACTAATGCAAATGTATGTTCACGACAACGATCTTTAACCTATTAAGAAACCGTATCCTGTGCCACCTGCAACAGCCATTGCAAGATCCATTTCAAGTTTTTCCATTTCGGCTTGAGCTTCAGCTTTTAGTGAATCGCCATTAAGTGTTGTACCGCCGCCTGGTCCAGCAATAGTTGAAAATTTACTTCTTGCTTCGCCTAGCATATATTTGCAACTTGCTAATGTATAATCTTTAATCCACTGTATTGCTTTGTAATCTTTTAGTAATTGCATATCAGGACGATAATTATATGCAAAAAGTAACACTTCTTCGTCAGCTCTCGGTCTTTGTAATATAGTCAACACAGACGTTGCAGGATTCCATTTGAACTCCATAAAGCTACCAAACATACGTCCTACTAGTTCTTGCTGTTGTGCAAAGAAATCGTATGTTGCAAGTCCACCAATGCCTGAACCTGCTAACAAATATGTGTTTGTATACGCAAGATTAAATGGTTCAAACAAACTACCACCATCAGCACTACCACCTAATCTACTACCAATACTGCGTCTGTAAATTTTTCTAATTTCAATAATTTCTTGTGGTAACGTATAAGTGTTTTGATTTTCTTCTAATTTGATGGTTATGTAACTTTCTTCAACTGCATTTTCGCTGCGTTGTCTATATTTTGTCAATGCTTTAGTCAATGCAGTTTCATAATGCATTGGATCTAACTCGACATCGACCATACCCCCGCCTAACATTGCGTTAACATAATCAAATACTTGTTGTTTTTGTGTTACTAAATTGCTATCTGCCATTGAAGTTCTCCGTACAGTATTTATGCATAAATATAACTATGCCACGTTTAAGTTTATACAGACCAGAAAAAAGCCACGATTACGATTTTTTAGATAAAGTTATCTACGAACAATTTACTGTAGGTGGTACTGATCTTTTCGTACACAAGTACATAGGTACAAAAAATCCAACAGGTGATGACGTAACACAAGAACAGCCGCAATATGCTGAACAAGATGTTACAAATATACAAGATCTTTTGTTTTTAGAAAATAGAGATAGAAAGTATGACGAAGACATTTACACATTACGTGGACATTACAATGTACAAGACCAAGACTTTGATCTAAGCCAGTTTGGTTTGTTTCTAAGCAACGACACACTATTTTTAACAATACACTTGAATAGCAGTGTAAAAACACTAGGAAGAAAAATTATATCAGGAGATGTAATTGAACTTCCGCATTTAAATGACGAATATGCATTAAATGATTTAAGTGTAGCACTTAAACGTTTTTATGTTGTTGAAGATGTAAATCGTGCAGCAGAAGGATTTTCGCAAACTTGGTATCCGCATTTATATAGATTAAAATTAAAACAAATTTATGATAGTCAAGAGTACAAAGACATTTTAGATCTACCAGCAGGTGATGAAGAAAATCCTAACAATACACTGCGTGACTTAATGTCAACATATGAAAGAGAAATGCAAATAAACAATGCTGTTATTGCACAAGCAGAAGAAAATACTCCTGCATCAGGTTATGATACAAGCCATTTTTACACTATTAGTGTATTAGACAATGGTGAAGTAAATTTAGTCACAGTTGATGAACAGTTTTTAGTTGATCAAGAAGTAGACGTTTCACAGATAACTGAAATGCCTCCAAGATCAGGATATCCTGGATACTTAGTAGGTGACGGATTACCACCAAACGGCGCTCCGTTAGGCAGTGGACCAGGCTTTCCTTCTAATTCAGGTTTAGGTGATTATTTTTTAAGAACAGATTTTGTACCTAATAGGCTATTTAGATTTGACGGAAACAGTTGGCGCAAAGTAGAAGATAAAGTAAGAACAACACTTACACCTAACTTACAGCGTGATACTCTAAAAGGAACATTTATTAACAATACTACTGTAAATAACATTGCTGGTGAAGATGTTATTGAAAGACAATCATTAAGCAAAGCATTGAGACCAAAGGCAGATAACTGATGCAATATTTTTACGATGGGCAGATACGTAGATATCTAACACAAATTATCAGAGCTTTCAGTAATTTTAGTTACAAAGATGGTGACGGAGATTTACGTCAAATACCAGTAATGTATGGTGATTTAACAAGACAAGTTGCAAACATTATAAAAGAAAACAGTGAAAACAAAATGCCTAGTGCTCCACGTATGAGTGTATATGTTACCAGTATGCAAATGGATAGAGCAAGGTTAAGCGACAGTAGTTTTGTAAGTAAGATAAATGTAAAAGAAAGAGAATTTGATACTACTGCAAATGAATATAAAAATACACAAGGCACAGGATATACTGTA